ATATCGCAAAGATAGTGAATTTAGCTCTTTGTGCCAACACAATGGGTGTTGATATTGGCCGACTTCGGCGTTATCACGCTGCGTATCATCTGGTAGATTCCGGCGACGTTCTCGTCTATCCTGCTCATCTGCCCGCGGAACGTCTCGTCGCCGAACTGGACAGAGGTGGTCTGCGGAGCCGCAACCGTGTTCGGAGTAGTACCACCTTGTATCGCCACAAGGATAGCGGCGACGTTGCGGTCTATGTTCGGCATATACGACATGTAGAAGTTCTGCGTGTTGATGCCGGAAGCAAGAGCGTTGATGGACTCCTCGGACGCACCCGCTATGTCCTTCGATATTCCGGAAAGACTGGAGCCGGTGGCGCGGATGTTCACACCAGCGGCTGTGAGTCGTTCCATCAAGGCGGTCATAGCAGTGTTTATCTCCTCGGTTTTGGCAACAGACATCGCAGCTATGTTCGCAATCTCTTTCTCGGTCAAAGCGCCGTCCTTTGAATATTCGTCAATGGCATCAAAGACGGGTTTTAATATATTCTGCATCACCTGCCCGGCAAGCGACTTGACCACCATATTGTCAATCATCTCCTTGAACTTCTCCTTCATCGCCGAGGTGGTGCTGGAAAACTCACGGTAAGCGTCAATCCAAGATTTAGCAAAATCCTCCGCCGCCGAGGTCAGATCCGTGCCGGAGAAGTACTCGCTGAGCTGGTGCTTCATGTCGTCCATTTTCTCAAGTATGTCATCCATACTCTCCTCGTACTCCTTTATCTTGTCGTCATCCGCCTTTCTTCCTTTGCTTCGCTCGGCATCGGCCATCTTCTGATAAGCGTCAGCCTGCGCCTGGAGGTTCTTCATCTGCTCTTGATAGTTATAGATGTAATCAGAACCGAAGGAATCCTCCATAGCCTTTTCCAATCGCTTGTAAGACTTTTCAAGCGCATCTACGGTCTGCTGCTGTTTCTCTATCTCGCGGTTGGCTCCTGCCGTGGACAGGTTGCTCATTATCATACCCAAGGCGGCTACACTGGCGATTATGGCGGAAATGGCGAGGACAATAGGGTTGGTTTCCAAAAGGGTAAACATCGCATTGATGAACACGAGGGCAGTACCGACCATAGTAAGACCGGCGGCGATACCTTGCAGTACCGCCTCACCGTCGGACATTTCGTCAAGGTTCAGAATATCAGAAACCGAACTTACTATTGAAGAAAATGTATTGAAAGTGTTGCCGACATCATTTACCGATTTCTCGGTAGATTTCATAGCCTTGCGCATTGCATCTTGCGCTTCCTTATACTCCTGCGTTCCTTTCTTTCCCTCTTTCTCCAATCTGTTCGCCGTCTGCTTGGCCTTGATATAATCTTTTATGCCTTTTATCGCGCCTTGGTAAGGATTCCTTTCCGTAATCTGCGCCTGCGCCTGCTCTAATGCCTGGACTGCCGCCTTCAAGGACTCCGGAGCGTCACCAGAATCTTTCCACTTGTCGATATACGAGGTTAATAAAGCGATGAGGTTTTTCAGCGTAGTCGTTGATACGTTGTCCATATCCTCGAACGCCTTGGTCCACTCGTAAGTAGCCTTCAACGCCTCCATCTCGATGTTGGACACCTCCTTCGCCTCCTTGCTGGTCGAAGCGGCCTGCATCTGAGTGGAAGTGGCCTTAACCTTGGCTTTCGCCGCCGTTTTCTCTTCGGTGGTCTTGGTTGCGTCCTTGTCTATCGCCGCAATCTGTTCCGCCTCCCACTTCTGTATCTCGACACGCTGCTGTGCCTCACGCTGCTTTGTCTCGGTGATGCGCTCCTCGAAGGTCTTGTGTTTTTCGTAGGAAGAGACCAAATCTTTCAGCCACTTGGCGTTGTATTGGATTGAGCTGCTGGCCGCCTCTTGCAACACCTTCTGCCACTCCTGCGAGAACTTGTCCAGATTGGAAAGCAAATAACCGAAGTCCTGCGTGTCTATCGCCGCCTTCATCTCCGGTGTCTGGTCAGCCTTTGAAAGGCTCTTGAAAGCCTCGTCAAGCTGTGACTGAATGCGTTCCTTGAAGTCCTTACCGATATCGCCATATACGGATATAGTCAGAGTCTGTGCGAGCAGCTCGTCCCCGGTCTGGCCGAGGATGTCCTTGTAGAAGTTGCGGGCAGCCTCGGTGTTCTTTAACTCGGTGGAAAGCTGCTTTATCGCCTTGTCAAAGTTCTTCGACATCTGCGACGTGTCTATGTCGGTCTTTGTGTCAAAGATAGACTGAATCAAGGACTGATACTCACGGAGCACACCGGAGTTGATTTTCAAACCGAGAAAATCAAGAATATCACCTTTAGCACCCTTCTTTTGCGCCTCTGCGAACACCGTCTTTTTCAAATCTTCGAGCCATCCAGAAAGGTCAGTGGCGGCACGCTTCTGCTCAGACGGGTCTATGCCCAAGGCGACACCACGTCCCTGCATGATGCTGCCCTCTTTCTGCAAGGCAGCCGAGGAAGACATATACTTCAAAAGAGACTCGTAACCCTTCTGGAAGTCTTTCATGAACTTGATGCGATTCTCTATCTGGATGATAAACGGGTCACTTGATGCTCCGCCCTTGCCTTTCTGCGCTGTCAGATACATGGCATCATTGTCGGTCAGTATCTTCGTGTACATGGCAAGCTGCGCCTGCGCGTCAGCGAGAGCTGCCTTCATCTGGTTTTTCTTGCCGCCCGTGGCAGCGTTGTATGCGTGCGTATAGAACTCGACCGCCTCCTTCTGCTCCTTGTAGCCCTTCGCTGCGGCGTCCATTGCGTCTTTCAGCGAGGTGAAATTCTCTATCTGTTCTTTGGTGAAGGCACGGACCCGCTGACCGGTGCTCTGCAAGGTATATGAATAGCCGGTGAGGGATAAGCGCCATTTGTCATCAAAGAAGTCAAGCCAAACGCCCACTTCTTCGGAATACCCCTCCAATTGTTTTTCCGCATCTTCAACCAAGTTTGAATATTGCTTAATTTCGGCTTCCAACTCGGTGATACGACGGCCTCTGGCCGCTCGCTCTTCCTCGGTTAAATCACCTTCATATTGCGTATTGTAAGGCCCAAAACGTGTTACTTTACCACGTTCCAACTCTCTTGCTATCTTGTCGCGTTCCGCTTCCCTTTTGGCAAGTTCTGCCTCCGCACTTGTCTTATCTTGCATCAACGCCAATTTGATAGCCTCTTTTACAGCTTCGTTATTGCTTTTGATAGCCTCGGTGTTAATCTTCAATGCCCCCGTCTGCGCATCTACACCAGCGACAGCGGACGGATATGCCTTTGCTAAATCTTTAGTTATGCGCTCGAGCTTTTTCTGCTCCTCGGCGGTCTTGTCCGTCTTTTTATTAAGCTCGTCATAAGCCGCGCATAAATCATCAATATCCTTGGCGTGCGACTTGGACTGCTTGAAAGATTCCAAGGATTTCTCAAAATCATCAACACTTATTTTTGCCTTGTTGGCATTTGTCATCAACTGATACAAGCCGTAGCCCAAAGCCGTGATTCCCGCTATCGCAAGCGCGTAAGGATTTTTCAGCAAGGCGGCGGTCATCTTATAGAATGCCTTTGTGAAAAGGTTCGTGGCCGCTACCTCCTTGGCTTTGACTGCGACGTAGGTACGCATCAAGGCTATCTGAATCTTCCTGGCGGCCGTCTCGCCGAATATGAGTGATATGGTCTTACTCATACCTATTTGGCGACTCCATTCCATCTTTTGTGCTATGCCATTGGCGGCTGTCTGCGCATTAATGGCTATCGTGGTATTTGTCACCGCTATTTTATAAGCCGTCATAGACGCTATCACGCCGCCAAGCACCTTCCCCACGGTGCGCCAGTTATTCATCAACGCGGTCGCGAAAGATAGCATCCATTCCATAGCCGTATGAATATCTTTCGTGTTTCCTATCTCATCATACATGATGGACACGGAATCCTTCAAGTTCATCCACTTACCCTGCAACGTCTCGGCCTGCTTCTCCTGCATCTTATAGAACATACCGCCAGCGTTGGTCATATCCTCAAATATCTCCTTGATCATCTTGAACGACACAGCACGCTTCGATATAAGGTCGAACACCTCGGCGGTGTTGACCATTCGCCCGGAAAGCTGCGAGAATTTTTCTGCCAAAAGCTCCACCAATGGAATCCCGGCCTCAGTAAATTGTCTCAATTCTTGTCCACGAAGCACCGAAGCAGCGCGGACCTGGCCGTAGGCGAGTATGATACGCCCCATATCCACGCCAAGACCGGAAGACACATCGGCCAGACGCTGCGTGGTCTCAAAAAGCTGGTCTGTCTCTATCCGGTACGCGGACAACTGCTTCGTGTATGAGACCAAATCCTTGATTTCAAAAGGCGACTTGATTGCAGCGGCCTTTATCTGCTTGAAGAGTTCGCTTGCCTTGTCGCTATCCTGGATGATACCTCCCAAGGCAACACGCTGCATCTCGAACTCGGCGGTGACAGCACGGATATTACGCAGGAAATTTGTAACCTGGCGCAAAGAGAAGTACGCCACGGTACTTTTTATCAGCGTGCCAAGGCGCGAATGGCTTTCGGACAACGCAGTGTTATATGTTTTCTGCTCCTTTGTGGCTGACTTTATCTTGTTGCGCACTGCTGTCAGGCGGTTCTCATAATCCCTGAACGCTGCGGACCCGATAGTAACCTGCCCCATCGCGGCTGACAGTAGAGTTTCCTGTTTGCGCAAACCCGCAAGCGTGTTCGCCGGGGAGGACATCATGAATGCCTTGTCCTGCGCAGCTTTGGTGGCAGCGGCCTGCCGCTCTGCGGCTTTCGCCGCTTTTGCCTGCTCTTCCGCCCAAAGCTGTGTAAGAGTCTTGTTCTGCTGCAAAGACTTTGTTATTCTTTTATATTCAGCATACAAAGCCTCCGCCTCGCTTGACAACTGCGAAGCGTTCTGGAACTTCTGCATATATCCCATCTCTTCCCACCTGCGATTCAGCGAGGCCAAGGTGGCGGTCATCTGCTTGATGCTGCCATCGTTGGCTACCAATCTCCGCATCTTGTCGGATGCGACTTCCAAAGACTGCGACAACCCCTTTACCATATTCGCCGCGTCCTGCCAGTCCTTGCTGTCTATCGGAGCCTCCGCCATAAGCTGACGCGCTATGTTCAGCTCCTGTGAAAGCTGCTCTATCGTGTTCTTCAACGGGCGCATCGCCGACGGCAGCTTCTTTATCGCGTCGTCAAACGCCTTGTCTATGTCTATGACTACCGGTATCTCAACAGCCATTTTTTTGTTCCTCCTTGATTATGTATGATTGTAAATCCTCGTCCCCTACGGGCAGTCCAAAGTTACGAAGAATATTGTTAACCTCAGCCTTTGACTTGCGAGTTCCCGACACCGTTATCAGCTTATCCTCCTTCTCGTAGTCGTAATCGTAATACCCCTTGTCTATCAGCCACATCGTCACGAGGTTCGCCGAATCAAGGTACCAGTACCGGAGCCACGACCAGAAGTTATAGTTGCCGTAAACGTTCTTAATCCTCTCGTTGTGCGTCGAGGACTCGAAGGCCGACCCTACCTGTCTTCCTTTTTTATCCCCAAACCGTCCTTCTCCAACATATTTATCACTGTCTCCAGCCGCTCGCGCGCTTCTTTGGCGACTTCGCCAACCGGCCTCATAAACAGTTCGCGTTCCTGCCTTGAGAGCTGCCAGTTGGCCTTGGAAAAACCCACGTCCTCACTCACGGCCCCCGCCCCGTTTATCCTGAATGTAACCTCGTCGCCACGGAGCTGCAAAATTCGCCACTTTATCGCCCAGAGCCACGGACAGAAAATCGCCCAGTTGCCCAGAAGGTAATACGCCGCCTTCTTCGAGTGCAGCGAGTACAGCTTCCTTGTCAGCCTCTTCGCCTGACGGCTGTCAACGCCCATCTTGCCCTTCGCCTCAAGCACCTGCGCCTCCTGTTCAAGCAACGCGATGCGCTCCTTGACCGCCTGCGCCACCTGACGCACCTTGTATTTCCTGCCGCCGGCCTCAACCACGCAAGGTGCCTGCATCACGGTCTCGTACTCGCCGGATATTAATTTGTCTGATTTTTCCATGATATTGTTCTATTTCAACCTAAAAACGTCAAAAAAGGGGAACGAAACATTATATTCCGTTCCCCGCAATCATACTCACCGCAAGAGATTACACTCCGCCATCCAGAACCGCGGCGGTGATGCTGCCGTCGGCGTAGTCAACGCTTGTAGTGGATGAGAATATCATACACGTCTTGAGCGCTGCGGCGTCAATGAACTCGGCGGTGGCGACAATGTGAAGTTTCCAGAGTCCGTCTGACCATGCGAGCGAACCGGCCATCTTCGCCTTCGGGAAGAATATTGCCCTGTTGCCTTCGTCGTTGGTGATCATAAGTGGACGCACCTTGACCGGAAGCTTGTGACCGAAGCCGTAGCAGGTCACCGTGCCATCCTTGAACACGGCCGACGCGCCGGAAGGCTCGACAGTGACAGACTCCGCGCCGAGGAAGGCGGCCAGAAAATCCGGTTCAAGGTCAGCAAGGTCGAAGGATACCTGATGGGTTCCGTTGGATGCCTTTGAGGTGATGACATCGCCCTGCTCGTCAAGTAGCTGGGAGAAGGACACCTGCTCGCCGTCCCAGGAGGTTGAATCCTGCACGACCTGACCAAGGCTCGCGCCGTTGGTCAGCACGTTGGCAAGTGTGGTGCTGGAAGTGTAACCGCCGGAAGGTGCGCTGAACACAATGATGTCGCCCTGTCCGGCAAGAAGCTGCTGTGAGCCTCCAAGATTTTTTACTGCCATAGTTATTATTGCTTGTTAAAGTTGTTTTTCGTGTGCCACCTCAAATTGAGGCTTGTTACAGAATAGCCCGAAGTCTGGTTCGGCGATGTGGGAGTGATAAAACGGTCCATGTCGTAGCGGTAGAAGTAATGTTCTGTCGATGCTCCCTCCACCACCGTGTCGAACTGCTCCAGAATCTTCTTGACGCGGTTGGCCTTGACCGATCCGTCGTCATTCAGCTTGGAGTAGAGGCTGACAAGAAGATAACCCGAAGCGTAGTCCACTTTCGCACCTACGCCCTCGATGTTTCCGTTCACGTAGATGACAATGAAGTCAGCCGGAAGACCGTTCGTCGGACGTTCCCAGTCGCTGTAAACAGTGACCTTCTCCGTCTTGCCGCCGGACATCCCCACGGTTATCTGGCCGTCAAGCAGCGCTTTCAGCTCCGTGTCCGGGTTTATGTGGGATGCGTGCATCATACCTTTTCGTTGTTAGACAACCCAAGCTCGGGAAGCCTTGACTCCAGCGTCTTGTTAAACGTCTCGCGCAGCCAATCAAGATAGCCGGGCTTCGAGCTGTCCTCGTCAGCGGCTCCCGCGTAAGGAACGGCGACTATGAGCGTCGAGCCAATGCCCTTCGACAGGGGCTTGCTGTTCCGCACAGCCTTTATGGCCTCACGGTAGCCCCATATCTCCTTGTAGCGGGTATCGCCATTATCCTTGCGCTTCTTCGTCGCTGTCAGCTTCGTGACGTGCTGCGGCTTGGTGGCCTCCTGCGGCATATAACACGCTCGAATGACACGTCCGCTCTTCGAAACATAGGCGGCGATACTGTCATGAAGGTTGCCAGTGTAATACGGCAAAGACTCTTCGTTTTTGTCCACGGAGTTCAGAAAGTCCTCCGTTGCGTTAACCATAAGCCTCTCCGCACGGCGGTTAAAACCTTTAGCTGACTTCCTCAGCTCCTCCTGGAACTGCCTCGCGGTTGTATTCCACTTTGTCCTTGGCATGACTAATCCCCCTGCGCCTGTTTAAGCTCGACCCTTGTGCACTTCAAATTGGCTCTCCAAGGCATATTAATGTCCCTGACAATCTCCACGACAGCGCTGATTTTACGCCCGTGCTCGGTTGTCACCGACACGGAGTCATTAATCATCACCATGACGTCGTTGCCCGGCAGATAGACTGATGGGACCCTCGTCACGATTGACCGTGAATATCCGGTGCCACCCTCCTCGTAGAGGCACGGCCCCGAATAGACCACGCAACGCTTCGGGTTGTCCCACTCGTCCTTCTTTCCGGTCAGACGGCTTATGGTGCACTTGTCGCGGAAATCAATCAGGCGCATAACTAAAACCTTTGATACCTTGCGTCATACATTTCGCTGGAGGACTCGTCCTCCTCGACGCCCCAGCCCCATTTCAAACGGAGCGCGTCGCCCATCGCCTTGAACCTCGCGCGGTCAGCCATCGTGATGGTGTAGCCGCCTCTGGAGGCGCGGACATCGCCGACCTGCTCGGAGTAGCCTCCGCCAGCGAAAACCCCCAACACCGAATAGTAGATTGTCGAAGAGGCGTAGTCAAGGCGCTTCTGGAAGCCGTCTCCGTCCTCGTCCTCGCCGCCATAGTCATAATCTATGTCCTCCGCCACATCAAGGCGATCAAGACCAACCTCGATGGGGCTTCTTGCCGCACGTGCGATAACAGTGTCCTGCAAATCCAAGCCAGGCACCAAACTACGCAGATACTCTTCGACAGTCATACTTCGGTACTATTTTTAGTCTGTGTAAGTGATGAGATAGTACATCTCCTGCGGACGGGAAGGAACGCAAAGCGCGTTCAGCTCTGACCACCAGTCCTGAGTCCTCGCCTTGGCGTCGAACTCGTACTGGATAAGTCCCCTGTCGCCAAAGAACTTGGCGTAGATGAAGCTGTCGTCCGGCGTGAGGGCCAAGGTGCTCTTGATTGTTCCGATAGGACCGGCAGGATAGAACACATAGGTGTTCGCCTTGAAGGTCCTCTGGGTCTTCCTCACGAGCTTGGCGTCAGGTCCCTTGCCTTCAAGAACCTCGACTCCGGCGAGACCCTTGCGCAGATGCACGTTGGCCGCAGGAACGCCGATAATCTTAGCGAAGAGGGCCACGAGCTCGTCGTCACCGGCGGCGTTGCCCACTGCGAGGGCGTTGGCGTCGTTGCTTGCGGCGAGTACGAGGTCCGGGCGCATCTGGTAACCCATGGCGGTGCGCCACTTCGGATGATCCATGTCCTCAAGGAAGGAGATGTAGTCGGCCTCGACCACGATGTCCATGTAGCCCTTGCGCTTCATGGCGCGTACAACAGCCTTCATGTCTCCTACCGGATCAGCGTTCGCGTTCGCGGTGGTCGCGTTCTTGTCGGTCGCGTTGTTAAACCATCTCTTCGCCTTGGCGACGGTGGTCACGTTGGACTCAGGAACGGCTGACTTGAACACGAGCCCCTTGATGCCCCTTGGATTGTTGTTCGCGTCAAGTGACAGCTCCCTGCCGGAAACTATCTGATCGCGCTGGTAGGTCATTGAAAGCTCGTGGGCGCTCTGGATGTCCTTGATTCCGTTGAAGAGAAGGTCAAGGGCGTACTGCTTCGCGGTCTTGTTCTGGAAGTCAAGGTTGCGCACAGCGTCGAGGTACTTGCGGTAGTCGTCGGAGTCCCAGATGAAGCGGGCCTTCATGGTAGGAACCACGCCGCTTGTCTCTGTGAAGCCCTCCGTACCGAACGGAATAGCCTCGGAGTCCTTGTCCGTATAGGTGGCCATCACCTTCACGCGGTTCGACATGACAAGATCCTTGAAGTCGAACGTCAGGGAGGAGTACTCGTCCCAGGTGAAGCCGTCAAGGTCAAGCTTCTGGATGTTGTTGAAGCCGACCACATCGTTGATGTAGAGTCCAAAACTCTTGGAGGACAGGATGCCCGCCTCCGACATAAGGGTGTAGAAACCTTTTGCGTACTTGTTTGCCATTTTATTCCCTCCTTTTTAAGCGGTCTCGTACTCGAAAGTGATTCCAGGCATAGCCGCCTTGTAGAAGTCAGGAACCGCGCTGATGCGGTCGCCGAGAATCTGACCCTTGGTCACGACGGCGACGGTGCCCTTGCCGCCTTCGGCCTCCACGTGAATCTGTCTCCAAGACAGACCGTCAGGAAGCACAGCGACCTTGTTATCGCCCGCCTCGGACACGATGTAGAGCTTGTCGCCCTTGGACAGCTCGCCAAGATCGCCGGCTGAGATAGTGAACGTGTAAACACCGTTGGATACAGACGGCGTGCCGCTCAAAGCGACAGCCTTTGCGGCCTTGCCGTCGGCGTCGCATTTGCCGACAATCATACCGGCCTTAGGAACGATGCCGTTGAGAGGCTTGATCTTCAGCGACGTGCCCGAGGCAGCGACGGGTGCCTCGACAGTGTATGTCTCAAGGAACTTCGCCTCGCCGCCCATGGTCTTCAGCGATACCGGGATTCCCAGAGGGATAAGTGTCCCAGCAGCGACCCCGGTAAGGTCAACGGTGCCACCCGCGACCTTGCGCTCCTTCACATCAAGCCACACCGGGACAACGCCCGACTCGTAGCTCTTGTCGGCAGGAACGCCATAGTAGTTTCCGTAATTACTCATCTGTTAAACTTTTAATGGGTTGATTTTACTTACCGTCGGGAATCAAGCCCTGCGCCTTCTTGCGGGCGACCTCCGCGCTCCAGTCAATCGTGCCCTCCTCGTCGTTCTTCGGAGGGTCGGCCTGGAACGGCTTCGACGTGTCCACGCCAAGACGTGAGACGGCCTTGTTGAAGTAGCCGGAAGCCTTCGCCGCAAGCTCCTCCGCCGTCATCTTGTTCCCCGTTGCCTCGTTCAGCTCCACGGCGCGCTCCCACGCGTCGGTCGCCTGGTCCTTGTACTTCTTGGCGTAGTCGCCGTTGAAGAAGGAAGAGTGCGCCGTGCTGAGGGCAGCCTCGGCTGATTTCGAGGTCTCCAGAGCGGTGATCTTCTCGTTGAGCGGGGCGACGGCATCGGCTACCGCGGCCTTGACTATCGACGCGATGTCTTGGCCGTTGTCCTTATCCTTATCCTTATCGCCCGCACCCCCCGCGTCAGGCTCCGGGTGCGCCGCCTTGTAAGCCTCAAAAGCACGCTGCGACTCGCTGTTCTTCTGGATAGCCTGGTCACGCTGCCTCTGAATCTCCTTGGCGATCAAGTC